TTACTCGGCGGGAGCTTCTTCGACGCGCTGCGCGTCATTCTGGGCGCCTTCCGTGCTGTCCTCGACGGGTTCAGTGATCACGGAGTTCTTCGCCCACGCTTCCTTGGCTGCTACCAGCGCAGTCTCCACCCATCTGACGAGGGTGTCGTCGGTGATGAAGAGCTTGATCACGGCGGGCAGCTTGGGGTAGATGGCGTCAATGACGGCCGCGAGCTTCATTGAGCCGGTGCCGGCGCCGAAGACGTGCTCCGCGTCGGTGACGAGCGCGTAGAGCATGTGCATGACGACGGACTTGTTGCCCTTGAAGACAGCGAAGACGATGGCCGCAACGGCAGCGACGATCAGCAGGATGAAGTCCCAGTTGTTGATGATAAAGTTTAACACGTTCATGGTGTTGCCTCCTTCTTATACTTTGTGGACATCGGACGCCTTGACGCGGCCGGTGTAGACTTTCTTGGTGGGTTCGGTGCTTACGAGCAGGATCTCGCCCTTGCTCTCGACCGCTCTGACATAGAGCAGCGCGGCGGGCACCCAGCTGGCCATGTTTCGGCCGTTGCTGAACTTTTTGACGCCGGTGTTGCACTTCACCTTGTCGCCGACGGCGAAGGTGGCGGGCTTGGCCGGAGTCTGTGCGGACGTTGCGGGCTTTCCTGCCTCGGTTGTGATGAAGGCGTCGAAGCCTGCGGCCTTCACCTTCTTCAGCTGCGCATCCGCGTTCGCTTTTACAGAGTAGGCGCCGGTCTGCACCTTGTAAAGGTTGCCGACCACTACGATGTATGTGTCGAAGCCCTTGGCCTTCAGCTGTGCCGCGAGCTTGTCGGCGTTCGCCTTTACAGAGAACGCTCCGCACTGCACGCGGTAGAGTTCGCCTTTTTCCGGTGCGGTTTCTGCCGGCTTTTCCTCTTCCTTGAGAAGAGCTGCGACGTCTGCGCGCACTGTTGCCATGCTCTTGCCGTGCTTCGGGAACCAGTGGTTCACGTCGCCGTGGTTGGATCCGAGTCCGAGCTTGTAGCTGTCGGCGTGGCAGAGGATGGTCGGAACCTTGACGCCGTTGACATCGACTGTGCCGTTCGGATCAATGCCGAACATCTGGCAGAGGTATGCCGTGATCTCGCAGGCCTCCTCGTAAACCTTGTTGAAGTATTCGGGATCCGTCAGGCCGTCCTCGCAGATCTCGAACTGGATCCAGCCGGTATTGCAAGAGCCATTTTTTCCGCTGCCGCAGCCCCACGGCCTGAAGTCCCACGGCATCGTCTGGATGGTGGCGACAGTGCCGTCGGCCAGCTTGCCGATCCAGCAGTTCAGGCCCGCCTCGCGCACAATGTGGTTCCAGTCGTTGCCGTAGCTGTTGCGGCCGATCAGTTCGATCATCTCCGCTTTGTTGGCTGCGTTGTCGTCCGGTTGGACATAGCGTTTCAGGTTCGGGTTGTTTGCTCCGGTGCTGTGCCAGAGCACCCCCTTGACTGTCATTTTTCTCGTGCCCTTGTAGCATGTGCTCTGAGTCATAAAGCACTCTATGGGCTTCTTGGTGTTGCTATACTTCATGGTGTTGCCTCCTTTTAGAGAGTGGAGCCGCCGGGATCCGACGGCCCCGTGTTGTGTACTGGTCGGGCTTCTTATTCGTAGAGGGCGTGGATGCCTTGCTTCGATAGGAAGTCCTTGTGCTCGTGTTTTACTTTGGCGGCATACGCGAGAGCGTCGTGCATGTCGCCGTTGCAGTGTGCGTCAGGAATACGCTGCACCGCTCTGGCTGTGGCTTCGCCGAGTGCGATGGCGGCGCTGGTTCCCTTGACCAAGAAGAGCTCGTTCTGCTCTCTGGCTTTTTCTCGCTCTTCTTCAGCCTGCTCGCGCTTGGTGATTTTGCGCTCGAGGCGCCACACCAAAAAACCGGTGAAGGCTGTCGGCAAGCCGAAGGTCGTGACGATGATCGCGATCAGTTGTCCGATGGTTAATTCCAGCATGTCAGTCTCCTTTCCGCAGCCCTGCGTCGCGGATCGGGTAGCCACTTCCCTCAATGAGGGAGATCTCGGCGTTCACCTTGCCGCGTTGCGCTGCAAATTCTTGCTTCAGAGCTGCGTCGACTGTCTGCTGCTCTTCAATGAAGAGAGCCTGCGCGTGTATGATCTCGGCCTGCTCTCGGACGACCGCACAGAGGCGGTCGATGGTTTCCAGTGAGTTCATGCCGCTGTGCGCCTCCTTCCTTGGCTGTTAGCCGACGAGCTTCCAGCCGGCGGGGTAGGCTTCAGGGCTCCACACGTTGCCGTTGATCGTGCTCTCGTAGATCTTGCCGTTGTAGCTCACACGATCACCGACGCTGTACGCGTTGGTGGAGTCAGGCTGCTCCCACTCGGGGATGGTGTTCTCGTCCGGGATCAGAACCTTCGCCCAGAGGGACGGCGCCGCCACTGGCGTCCATGTCTCCTGAGCGGTGTGATCGGCGAGCGCCTTATACAGCACGCCGTCGCTCTGAACTCTGTCGCCCGTCTTATATTCGACCGCGGGCTCCCATGCCGGGAACAGCTCGGGAGTCTTCGCAGCTTCAGAGTCTTCCATAGTTGCGGACAGTGTCTCAATGGTTGCGCGCAGCTTTCGCGCGTTCTGCATCATGTCGTTCATTTTGCCACCCCCATCAAAACGTCATAGGCCGCAGCCTTCTGCTCTGCCAGAGTTGTGAACTCCTCCACCTCGGTGACTGTGCACATCGGCTCCTCGCCGGTGAGCCCGTCCTCTTTGATGCGGAAGACTGTGTCGGTGTAGGAGGTCACGAAGGTCTCCTCGCCGGTCGGTTCGCCGTTCTCGTCGAGAACCGCGACTCTTGCTCTGTGTGGAATTTTAACGCATACGCCCTCGGCCACGTCTTGGCTGCAAGGCGTGAAGCTGCCGTTCTGGTGCAGTCTGATCCAAATCACGACCTCGTAGTCTCCGACGACTGCGTTGTTGCTTTCGATATGGTACATGGTTTTACCTCCTTGCGCCGATCAGGTCGGCGATGTAGTTGAGTGTGCCGATGTCCGCGTTGTAGAACGCGTGGTTCCATAGCCAGTGGTCGGCGTCGCCTTGGCGTCGGTAGGCCTTGCAGACCTCGTCCGCCCAGACTTTGTCCCACAGCTTGGTGTATTTCTCCCATGCTGCCTCGTTGTCGCTGGCCGGAGCTGCAAGTGTCGCGAGGATGCTCTGGGTGATGTGGCCCCTCTCCAGTCCGTGGCCGTCGTCGTTGACGGCGAAGAAGAGGTGCGCGTTTTCGCTTGCGATCAGGCAGATCCGCTTGTGGTTGTGGTAGATCACCCCGTTGATGGCGGTGCACTCCGTCGCCGCCGGGATGTTCACCTTCCCGCATATAGCCTTAGCCTTGAAGCGCTTGTGCGTGATGTACTTCATGGTGTTCTGCTCCTTTGTCTGAAATTTTCGATTTTCTCCGCTGAGAAGCCGTACCGGGCGAAGAACACGCGGCGCAGTCGCAGCAGCTTGGTGTGGTCGTTGTACTTCTCGAAGTACGCCATGGAGCCGTTGATCGAGGCCCAGATCTGATCGGCAGGCATTTCTCCGGCCTCGAACCTCGGCTGGAAGGCTTTGATCTTCCGGCGCGTTCGCTTCGAGCTGCTCCGGTTGCCGTTTATAATCACCCGGCCGGTGTCGGTCAGCTGATACTTGGCCTTGCAATACCGGAACGGCTTCGAGAGCGGTGAGATCCGCGTCTTGTCGCGGCTGACTGTGAGGCCCATGCCTTCAGCCTTGGCGATCACCAGCGCCTTGATCTCCTCCGCGTCTCTGTCTGGAGGGACGAGGATGTGGTAGTCGTCCATATAGTGCCCGGCGCCCATGAGCGCCAGTTGGCACTTGATGAAGTTGTCGACCGGTGACGGCAGCGCCACCATCTCGGCCTGACTCGGTTCGACGCCGAGCGGCATGCCCTTATCGCCACCCATGGACGCGACGATCTTGTCGCCGAAGTCTCGGAGCGCCTCGTCGTAAATGAAAAACGCGTGGCGCTTGTAGATCTCATCGTGCGGAGCTGAGGGAAAGAACTGCTTGAAGTCCATCAGGATGATGCTGCCGGCGGTGCCGTACTTCCTGAAGTGGTCGCGGAGCTCCTGCTTCAGCAGCCTCTTCGAGAACTCGAAGCCCTTGCCCTCGAGGCTCGCGCCGTTGTTATAGATCATGCTCGGCAGGTAGAGCGGGAGCAGGACGTTCCGGGTGTAGGCTTTCTGCACTTGTCTGTCCTGAACTCTCGGCGCGTCTATTGGCCGAACCTTGCCTCTTTCGCAGAGGGTAAAGTGCACATACGGCGCAGGCTTCCACGTGCCGCTCTGCACTTGGCGGGCTCTGACTGCCGTCCCTGAGAATAGGTGCATCTCGAACCGCTGCACGCTGTTCTTCCAGCGCACGCCGTTGCAGCACTTCTTCCCGGCCTTGTAGAGCTCGCCGTATGACATGGCCGTCTCGATCCCTCCGATCGCGTCCGACCGGGCCCGTCGCCGGGCCTCTCTTTTGGCTTTTCGCCGTTGGTATCTGTTTTCTCGTCTTTCTTCGCTTGTCATAAAATTAAATTGTTCACCCCTCGTACAATAGTGGAATAGAGTGCGCCTATATTGCTTTGCCGCGGCACATGAAACGGGATTAAGCACGAGATCCTCCCGCCATGCAAGCAGCGTCCGTGTCACGGCATCAAGGGAGTGGTTTCGGGGTTTTGGGTTGCCCACGGGTAGCCCTTCTCCTTTCACACGCGTTTTGCTTCAGGTCGCCCTTACTGTATGCGACGCATGTTTCTGTGAAATCCGGCGCGAGCAGATAGGAATTGTTGCTGTTGTTGTTGTTGCTGTTGCCGTTGGAGTTGACGTAGCGGAAATTGTTGTTGTTGCTGGCATGAGGGGAACGCTCCCACCAATTCGCCGTCGCCCCGACACTAATTTACAGAAGGACACCCAGAATTTTATGACCGAGCTCTGTCGCTCTTCAGCACGTTCGTGAGCAGGTTGTTCTCCTTGTCGATTTTCTCGCCGAGAGACTGAGCCATGTGGTCAAGCCTTTTCACAGCTTCACCGGGCGGCACCTCTTTGCCGCTCGCCGTTGAGAAGCAGCCCTGCGGGTTCAGCATCATGACCTCGTAGCAGTGCGCCATGTGGACGTCCAGCGCCATCAGGGCAGCACGCGCTTCGAGCAGGTGCACCTTTCTGAGCTCGAGCCTCTTTTCGTCGGACGGGTAGATGTTGTTCGCCTTCTCGGCGTTGTCAAGAACCTCAGAGGCCAGACGGATCACGTCGCTGGCGAGCAGTCGCGAGTATCTGGAGGAAAGCCGGGACAAAAATTGCAGTGTCTCCTTGAATATCTCGTTCGCCGTGTTCACGAACTCGGCCTTGCTCTCGGTTCTGTGCATTTTCAAAACTGACATGAAAAACCTCCTTTTCGGTTGGTGCCGGGTAGTCCCCCCGCGTTTGCGGGAGGATCACCCTGATATTGAGATTAGACTTTGAAAGCCGGCGCGAGCAGACAGGAAATGGTGCTGCGGTCGCCGTTGCTGGTGCCGCCGGAGTAGACGCAGCGGAAATAGCTGCTGCCGCTGGCACGAGGGGAACGCTCCCACCAAAACGCCGTCGCCCCGGTATCGTGGCGACGTTTGACTTTCGAGTTGCCCGCTGCATAGTAGGCATACTGGGCCTGCTTCTGCTGCTCGTACTCGTTGGCGCCGCTTCTGGTTCCGAAGACTTCAAACTCAGACAGCAGCGGCAAGTAGTCGATGGTCGCCGTGATGTTCGCCTCGACGCTTCCAGAGCCGCCCGCCACGTTGTCGGTGTAGATCGTCATGGGCTTCATAACTGCGCGCAGATCTGCGGGCAGTGCAGCCATGAGGGTGTTGGGCACGGGATTGGTCGCCGTTGTCGGCGATGCGTCGTAGCCGACGGCGCCGCTGGCTCTGTTTGCACCATAACCGGAAGGAGCCGTGTCAGTGGATCCGAGGATGTCGTAGCGCAT